AAAAACATTCGCAAATGCAACAAATTACACACAGGCTGGAAGTAATAACGACGTTACAAGATATTGTGAGTCAAGTTTTGTAATGAATATGGTTATAGGGTCTAACGGAGTAATAACATCTTTGAGCTGCACCTTCGTGCCATAAAAAAAAACATTATGATAAAATTAATAATAGAGGGTTTAAAATACGCAAACGGAGAGACTGAGAATATTAGAATAGCACAAGGTAAGCATAAACTACCTACAACATTAAAAGAGGGATACAAAGCACTAAAACAAGAAATAAAATGGCTATAGAAAAAACAATAGATATCAATGTAAATGCTAAGGACGCTATAAATGATATTACTCTTTTAAATAGCATATTAGAGGAGCAAGAGCAGATTACAATAGAGTTACAAAGAGAACAGCAAAGACTTGAGCAACAATTAAGGGATACTCCTAAAAATTCTTTAGCAGCTCAAAGGGAACTCAATAAGGAATTAAACCACGTTAAGGATTCTATAAAAGACCAGAACTTATCTGTAAAGCAGTTAAAGGTTCAGCAGAAGTCTTTAAGCAAAGGTACTAATGATTTAACAAATGACCTTGTATCCAATGGTGGTGCAATGGGAATCTTAAACAACTTAACTGGTGGTTTAGCTCAACAGTTTAAGGATTCTTACGAGGCAATATCATTATCTTCTAAAGGTCTTAGTGGCTTTAAAAGAGCGATGTTAGCAACTGGTATTGGTGCTTTAGTTGTAGGTGTTGGTTTATTGGTTGCTAATTTTGACAAGATAAAAGACTTTTTAAGTGGTATTACAGCAGAAAGTAAAGCAGCGAGGGAAGCGTTAGAAAAAGAAGCAGAAGCATTAAATCAATCTATTGCTAAACAGACAACACATTTACAGTCAGTTGCAAGAGCTTATGAGAGTGGAGCTTTAAAAGGAGAGAATCTTAAAAATGTTATAAATGACTTAAACGAAAAGTATGAAGATGCTAATTTAGAGTTAGATGAGAACAACGAGCTAACAGCAGATTCTTTAGCATTTATTGACAACCAAGTTAAAGCTATAAAAGTACAAGCTAAAAACAAAGCTATACTTACAAACATAGAAGCATTATATAGTGATGAACTACAAGCTCAAACCTTAATAGGTCAAGAGAATAATAAGTTTATGGTTGAAAGAGCGAAGTTAACAGATTTATTAGCTCAAAAAGCAGCAGCAGACCCTTTAGATTCAACATTAACAAATAGGCTTAACAAGCAGATAGCAGCTTCTGAAAGAAAACAAAAAAGCATTGCTAAAGACATTGCATCCCTAACAAGACAAAGAGCAGAAATACAAGACGCTATTGATAGAGAGACAAGAAGATTAGATTTTACTGAATTTGCGAAACCTAAAAAACAAAAAAAAGATAGAAAAGACTCTGGTAAATCACAAGAAGAGGAAGAGAAAGAAGAAGCAAAAAAACTCGAGGACTTAAAAAATAAAATTAGAGATGCAGAAGCTAATAAAGAAGATGAGGCACGAGCTTTAGAATTAAAAAAAATAAAAGAACATAACGAAAAGCTATTACAAGAAGCAAAAGATGCTGACTTACTTACTCAAGAATTAAAAGATTCATTAGATGAAAAATTAGTAGCCAAACAAGCTGAGTTTGACAGAATAGATGAAGAAAGAAGAAAGAAAAAAGCAGCAGAAGAAAAGGCTGATAAGTTAAAGAAACAAGAGGAAAAAATATCAGAGCTTGAGTTATCAAAAGAGTTTAGTGATTTAGCCTTTGAAGAACAAAGGGCTAAAATAAAAGAAAGAGAGCAATTACTTTTAGAAGATAAACTTTTATCAGATGAGCAAGAGCTTGTGTTAGCTAATCAGTTTAAGGATGCTAAAATCGCAATAGCTAAAGCTGAAGCTGAAGCAAAGGCTAAAACTTTAGATGATACAACAAATGTATTACAAAAGTTTACTGGTATTGCTGGAGAAGAAACTGCTGCTGGTAAAGCTCTTTCTATCGCAAGTGCTACTATAAACACTTACAGAGGGGTTTCAGATGCTTTAGCTGCTAAGACTGTTACACCTTTTGAAACTGCTTTAAAGTTTGCTAATGCTGGAGCTATTCTAACTTCTGGTATGCAAAATGTTAAAAAGATAGTGTCTGTAAAAGTCCCTAACGTTGGCGGAGATTCTGGTGGTGCTGCTGGTGGTGGTTCTGTTGGAGGAGCTCCACAACCTCCAGCTTTTAACATTGTAGGTGCAAGTGACTCTAATCAATTAGCTGAGGCAATAGGTGGGCAATCTCAACAACCTATACAAACTTATGTAGTCTCTAACGATGTAACAACAGCACAGAGTTTACAAAACAATATTGTTGAAGGAGCAACGATAGGATAAATACAAAATAAATTAAAAATCTTTATATAATAATATGCGAATAGTAGAACTGATTTTAGACGAAGACCAAGAGATAGGAATTGAAGCTATTAGCGTAGTAGAGAATCCAGCAATAGAAGAAGATTTTATAGCTCTTAAATCACAAGAGTTTAAACTTGCTGAGGTAGACAAAGAGAAGCGTATATTAATGGGTGCTTTACTAATCCCAAATAAGCCTATATACAGAAGAAACGGAGAAGATGAGTATTATATATATTTCTCAAAAGATACTGTCTTAAAAGCCTCTCAAATGTATTTAATGCAAGGCAAACAAAACAACTCAACCTTAGAACACCAATACGAAATAAACGGACTTAGTTTAGTAGAGTCTTGGATAGTAGAAGACAAGGTACACGACAAGTCAGTCAAGTATGGTATGGATTTACCTTTAGGTTCTTGGGTTGGTTCTGTAAAAGTAAACAACGATAAAATCTGGAATGAGTTTGTAAAAACAGGTAAGGTAAAAGGGTTTTCAATAGAGGGCTACTTCGCTGACAAGATGGAAAGACCTAAAGAAACTATCAAAGATGATTTAGCTAAGATTGAAGAAGAAGAAGCAGAGTACTTATTAAGTCAAGTAACTGCTATACTAAAGAATGAAGATATAGAGTTAGAAAGCTATTCAGATTATCCAAGTGGGGTTAGGAATAATGCTAAAAGGGGTTTAGAATTAAATGAAAAGGTAGATAATAAGTGTGCTACACAAGTAGGAAAGGTAAGAGCTCAACAATTAGCACAAGGGAAACCAATAAGTAAAGAAACAATTAAAAGAATGTTTAGCTATTTATCAAGAGCTGAGGAGTATTATGATGAAGGAGATTCAAAGGCTTGTGGTACTATCTCTTATTTATTATGGGGTGGTAAAGCTGGATTAAGATGGGCTGGTAGTAAATTAAAAGAGTTAGAGAAATGAAGAACAAATCAAAAGAATTTATAACACCAAGCAAGACAAGTCCAAAGAGTAGTAGAAAAGGATGTTTATGTAAAGACAACACTTATAAGACCAAATGTTGCGACGGAAGTTTAAGGGCTCAAGGAATAGGAAGTATTTGAAAATGCAAAATTAATTTTTAACCATTATATATTAATATGAACACAAATGATATGATTAGTAAAATCAAGGAAGTTGTAGGCTTATCTGAAGAAGTTAAGTTAGAACAACAAGCGTTAGAAAATGGTACTGTCTTAGAGGCAGATGCATTTGAAGCAGATAACGAAATATTTATCGTTACTGAAGATGAAAAAGTAGCTCTACCTGTTGGAGAGTATCAACTCGAAGATGGAAGAATCTTAGTAGTAGCTGAAGAAGGAATTATTTCTGAAGTTAAAGAAGCTGGAGAAGAAGAAGTAGAAGAAGAAGTAGAAGAAGTGGAAGCTCAAGAAGAAGAAAAAGAAGAAATGGGCTACGCTACTAAAGAAGAACTTCAAGAGGTAAAAGATATGATTGAAGAAATCAAAGCAATGCTTGAGCCTAAAGAAGAAATGAGTTCTGAAGACTTAGGAAACCTTTTAACAGAGGAATTATCTAAGCACGAATTAAACGAAGTACCAAAAGAGGTACAAGAAGAATTAAATGAGCCAAGTGCTGAGCCTATTATGGCTAATCCAGAAGCTGACTCAACAAACAAACCAAGTTTTAAGTTTGCACAAAATCGCAAACCTTCAACTTTTGACAGAGTATTAAACAAAATAATTAACAACTAAAATTAAATAAAATGCCAAATCCAACTATTACAAACTCCTCATACGCTGGAGAATTTGCTGGGAAGTACTTAGGTGCTGCCCTATTGTCTGCTTCAACTTTAGATGCTGGAGCTGTATCAATTTTACCAAACATCAAGTACAAGGCTGCTATGAAAGTAGGGACTTTCTCAAACATAGTACGTTCTGCTGATTGTGATTTCGATTCTACAACATCTGGACTTACTTTGACTGAAAAAGTATTAACACCATCTGAACTACAAGTAAACTTACAAATCTGTAAGAAAGAGCTTCACGCTGACTGGGAAGCTGCTCAAATGGGCTTTAGTGCTTTTGACGAACTACCTCCATTATTCTCTGACTATGTAATTTCAAGAGTTGCTGCTGAGGTTGCTAACGCTACTGAAACTTCAATCTGGAGTGGTGCTGCTGGAGAAGGGTCTTTTGATGGATTCTCAACTCTATTAGGTGCTGATGCAACTGTTGTAGACGTTGCTGCTGCTACTGTAGATGCTGCTAACGTAATTGCAGAATTAGGAAAAATCGTAGATGCTGCTGATGCTGCTGTATTAGGGAAAGAAGATTTAACTCTTTACATCTCTAACAACATTGCAAGAGCTTACATTCGTTCTTTAGGAGGATTCGGAACTGCTGGATTAGGTGGTAATGGTGTAGACTCTAAAGGAACAACTTGGTACAACGGAGGTCAATTGACTTTTGAAGGAATCAATATCTTTGTAGCACAAGGATTAGGAGACAACAAAGCTGTATTGGCTCAGAAGTCTAACTTATTCTTTGGAACAGGTCTATTAGACGACAGAAACGAAGTAAGAGTAATTGATATGTCAGAAACTGATGGGTCTCAAAATGTGCGTGTAGTTATGCGTTACACTGCTGGGGTACAAATCGGAATCGGTTCAGATATCGTTTACTATTCTTAATTACTAACTAACTAATTTAAAGGGGTGGGCAAGAACTGCCTACCCTTTTTTATTTAAAACTAAAATAATATGGCTTGTGCAATAACAAAAGGTAGAGGAGTAGGATGTAAGACTGCCTTTGCTGGAATTAAAAATATTTACATCTTAGACTATAGTGCTGCTATCGCTGCTTTGACAGACAGTAGTGGAACTGTAACATTACCAAGTGATGGGTCTGCTGAATTCTTCAAGTTTGAAGTAAAAGGTGGTCAAACATCTTTAGAGA